GGGCCGCCGCCAGGGACGCCGCCGGGGACGCCGCCTGGGCCGCCGCCAGGGACGCCGCCAGGGCCGCCGCCAGGGACGCCGCCAGGGACGCCGCCAGGGCCGCCGCCATGGACGCGCTGGCGCCGACCGTCGCGACGTTGCAGGAGTCCGCACACCAGCTCGTGGCCCGCATGATCACCGCCGAGGCCGCCGCATGACCTCCCGCCTCAACCTCGCCGCGCCCGCCGTCCGGCCCGCCCTCAAGGGCCGACTCCTCCTCGCCGCACCCTCCGGTGCCGGCAAGACCAAGAGCGGCCTCATCATCGCCACCGTCCTCGCCGCCGACGAAGACGGCTCCATCGTCGTGATCGACACCGAGAAAGAGTCGGCCCTCACCTACGCCGACGACTTCGACTTCAAGCACATCCCGTGGCGGCCCCCCTACGACGTCGCCGAGCTCGCCGAGACCATCACCGACGCCGGCCGCGCCTTCTCCGTCGTCATGGTCGACTCCATGTCGCACTTCTGGCGGAAGTCCGGCGGCACCCTCGACGTCGCTGGCGGCAAGTTCGGCGGCTGGAAGAAGGCCCGCCCGCTCCAGGAAGACCTCGTCGACGCCATCCTCGGCTGCGACGCCCACGTCATCCTCTGCGCCCGCTCCAAGCAGGCCCACGTCCAGGAGGAAGACGAGCGGGGCCGGCAGGTCGTGAAGAAGCTCGGCATGGCCGCCCAGCAGGACGACGACCTCGAGTACGAGATGAACATCGGCTGCGAGATCGACATGGAGCACACCATCGCCGTGTCGAAGTCGCGGTGCGACGCCGTCCCGGTCGGCCGGCAGTTCACCGCCGGGCACGCCGGGGAGCTGGCCGAGCTGTACCGGGACTGGTTGAAGGTGGGGGAGCCGCCCGCCCCGCAGGCCATGGTCGACGCTCTGGTGGCGCGGATGAACGCTCTGCCGGCGGAGGCCCGGAAGGCGTGCAAGGGCGAGTTCGTGGCCAAGCTGGGCCGACCGGAGCTGCTCCGTGAGGCGCGGCTGGACGAGGCCAGCCGCCTGGTGGCCAGGTTCGAGGCGGAGGGGCCGCACCCTGACGGTCCGCCTTCCGGTCAGGGTCCCGGCCCGGAGCCGGGTCCTCCGCCCGACACGTCTGGTGGGGAGGTGGACGTCCTCCAGGGGTCGGCTACTTCGGCCTCCCCGCCGGAGATCTCCGAGCCGGCTCCCGCCCCCGGCTCGGACGACGGCACCCGGGAGGGGAGCAACGGTGGTTCCGCCGCCACCGCCTCTCCCGCCGCCGTCACCCACGAGGACCCCACACAGGGGGGAGGTGACGACGACTCGGCCAGGAAGGGATCACCCGGAACACAGCCGGCTGCTGCCGGCCCGGGGCAGAGCAGCAGCGAGGCCGAGTCCGAGCCGCCCCCCGCACGGCAAGGGGCGGGGGAGGCTGCGGCTTCCTCCGCCCCGTCGGGGACAACCCTCAAGGAGATCAACCCCTCCGGGTACAACAGCCTCGTCCGCTACTGCCGCGGCAAGAAGGCCGAGTACTTCTCGCCCGACGAGGCCGTCGCCAACGCCCAGTGGGAAGCCCTCGCCTGGGCCTCGTCCGGTGGCCGCACCACCCGGGTCCGTGACCTGGACCCGGAGGAAGCGGGCGAGTTCCGCCGGCGGGTCGGTGACCTGGCCAACGGTCGGGGCCGGTGGGTCGAGACGGACGACCCGAAGTTCCTCGGGTGGGACATCGCCATCGGAGAGGACCGGTGATGCGGCCGCTCCTGCGCCGCCGCCGCCTCGGGGCCGCCGTTCCGCCGGCCCCGGACCGCACCCACCTCCACCTCGAGCAGGCCCAGGCCGTCGCCGACCGCTACGCCTGCGACCACGGGCCGTGCATCGCCAAGCGGGACCAGGCCGCCGCCCACATGGCCAGCTACTTCGTCGACGCCGGTGTCGACCTGGAGGACCCGGTGCAGCTGCACGCCGCGCTGGCCGGGCTGACCGCCGGCGCCCGACTCTCGCTGGCCATGCCGCTCGGCTCCGGGGTGGTGCTCGCCCTCGGCTGCGTCCTGGCCGCCATCCTCCTCGGAGGCCGCCGTGGCTGACCTCGACCTCGACGCCATCGAGGCGCTGCTGCTGCGCCGAGACCCGATCATCGACCACATCCTGGCGTGCGACGCCTACTGGTCGCGCACGGCGGACGGCAAGCGCGGCGTGGAGTGCCAGTGCGGCCACGACACGATCCTCGCCGCCCTGCCCGCCCTGGTGGCCGAGGTGCGCCGCCTCCGGGCCGTCCGCGACGCCGCTGAGAAGGTTGCCGACATCCTCGCTCACGGAACCATGCTCGTCGACCCGAGCTCCGACGGGTGGGAAGACGCTCTGGACGAGCTGGACCTCGTTGTGCGCTCCGCAAGGCAAGCCGACCGTGGCTGACCTCGACCTTGACGCCATCGAAGCCGAACCTTGCATCACGACCACGAACGGCGGCCAGAAGCCGCTCGTGCTGCTACACGTCGACAAGCGTGACGCCCTGGTGGCCGAGGTGCGCCGCCTCCGGGACGTCATCGAGGAACTGGCCTCGCTCATCGACGACGGCAGGACCGAGCGTGCATACCAGATGTGCCAGGACGTGATTGAGGAGGCGGACCGTGGCTGAGATGCCGTGCTGGACCCTCACATACCACGCCCGCCCCATGAGCCTCAACGTCGAACGAGCCGGGAACCGCTTCCAACGCGCCCCGCTCGTCAAGGAGTGGCGCGACGCCTACCGCTGGCTCGCCGCCGAAGAGCGCATCCCGCCGCTCGAGTGGATCCACGTCGAGGCCCGCCCCCAATACCGCACCGCCCGCAGCCTCCCCGACACCGCCGCCTGCGTCGGCTCCGTCAAGGCCGCCATCGACGGCCTGGTCGACGCCGGCGTCCTCCCCGACGACGGGCCGGAGCTCGTGCGTCGGGTGACGTTCGAGGCGCCCGTGGTGGACCGGTCGTTGCACTCGGATCGGCTGGTGCTGGTCGTCTACGGGCCGGTGGCGTGATGGCCCGAACGTCTGCGGTCGCGGCGCTACGGGACCGGCTGGCCGAGGTGACCGCCGAGCGGGACCGCCTGCGGGACGCCATCGACGCCATCTCACGGCACCGCGAGGCGAGGGGCGGACTGGCCGGCAACTGCCGTCAGTGCAACGCCCCGTGGCCGTGCCGGACCGAGCAAGCACACATCGCCGCCACCCAATCGACCGCTAGCGCGGAGGATCGGGCGGCGACTGACGGGGCGGGTTCACGCCTGCCGCATGGCGAAGGACCCCACGACGCCTACGTAGCGGCCCCCGGGCCGACGGCTGAGGGCACCCTGCCCGCCCCGAAGGACGAATGCCCGTGGTGGTGCAACCTCGCAAGGGGGCACGCCGGGCCGCATCTGACTATCCCAGCAGGAGGGGGACCCCGTCATGCCTGACCGCTTCCCGACGGCCGAGAAGGTCGCCGACCGGCCCCCGCCCGCCAAGTGGGGCGTGATCGACAACGACGGCAACCGGGCGTGCTGGTGGTGCCTTGCCACGGTGCATCCCACCGCGGCCCAACTTCACGACCGCTGGCACCACACTATGTGGGAGCGGGACGCATGACCGTACGACGCACACCGCAAGCCGAAGCCATCCTCGAGCTGCGCCTGGCGCTCGCCGAGGCGGCGAACGCCGGGGCGACTGACGGGGCGGGTTCACGCCTGCCGCATGGCGAAGGACCCCACGACGCCTACGTAGCGGCCCCCGGGCCGACGGCTGAGGGCACCCTGCCCGCCCCGAAGGACGACCACCGATGCGGCCCCCACTGCTGGGGCCGCTGCACCCACAACCCAGGAGCCGCACTGTGACCACCACCTTGCCCATCAACCCCATCCCCTGGCCGCTCGCCGCCGACAAGGTCGAAGGCCACTGGGTCCAAGGCACCCAGCGCCGCGGGGACCGCATGTGTCTCGTCGGCGGCCTCCGGTCCTGCGGGCTCGCCCCCGGCGAGTGGCTGATCGCCCGGGCCGTCGCCCGCCACCGCGACCACGCCGAGGGGTGGAACGACGACGCGGGGCGCACCGAGGCCGATGTGGTCGGGTGGCTGCGGACCGCCGAGCCGATCACGCCCGCCGAGCTGGTCGACGTGTTCGGCCCGCAGTGGCGTGAGGTGTGTGTCATGGTGCTGCGGGCCGCCCGGTTGACGCACGACGAGGCCAGCGACCTCGACGCGGCGAGGGCCGCGGCGAGGGCCGCGGCGAGGGACGCGGCGATGGACGCGACGTGGGACGCGGCGTGGGACGCGGCGTGGGACGCGGCGTGGGCCGCGGCGAGGGACGCGGCGATGGACGCGACGTGGGACGCGGCGATGGACGCGACGTGGGACGCGGCGTGGGACGCGACGATGGACGCGACGAGGGCACTCGTCGTGCGGGACCTCATCGGCCGGCACGGGTTCACCCAGGCCCACTACGACACCCTCACCCGACCGTGGCGGACCGTGATTGGCCCCGTCCACCCCGACGACGGGCCGCTGCCGTGACCGTCCGTCGCACACCGCAGGCCAAGGCCATCCTCGCCATGCGCCTCGCGTTCACCGAGGCGTGCATCGCCCTCCTCGACACCGACCCGGACGTGCTGCCGGGGGCGTTGCGGTCGGCACGGGCGGATGTGGAACGGAAGGTCGCCGCCGCGGTCAAGGCGGGGGTCGCGAAGTGAGTTGGGAAGGCCTGACGCCCCCGTACGCCACCATCGTGGCTGACCCGCCGTGGCAGTTCGACCACAACGGTGGCAGCGGTGGGCGACGACGCCGACGCACTCGGCTCGGATACTCCATCATGTCGATCGACGACATCAAGGCGCTGCCCGTAGCGGAGCTGGCCGGGGCCACGAACCTCATCCTCTGGTCAACCAGGGACATGTTCCGCGAGGGCGAGGCCGTCGCGGTAGCGCGGGCCTGGGGCTTCGAGCCGTACGGCGAACTCATCTGGCACAAGCGCAACCTGGGCATGGGGGCGTGGCCGCGTCCTACCCACGAGCCGGTGCTGCTGGCTCGCACCGAAGGCGCCCACGTCCCGGCCGATCGAGCGACCACGAGCGTCCACACATGGGAGCAGGTGCGCGGCCCGAACAACGGGGGGAAGGTCCACAGCGCCAAGCCCGCTGGCCTCGGCGACCTCGTGGAAGCGCACTTCCCCGGCCCCTACCTGGAGCTGTTCGCCCGAAACCCCCGCCTCGGGTGGGACCACTGGGGGCACGGATACGAGGGGCAGGCGGCATGAACGTCCCCGATCACGACTTCGCTCCAGCCGTGCGCCGCCTCCTCCAAGACGACGGCCGGCACCCCGCCCCCCACTGGTGCCACAAATGCGGCAAGCTCGGCTGCTTCGACCACCACGGCCTCAGCTACGGCAGCCCCACCGCCACCCCACGCCCCGCACGCGACACCGACACGATCGCACGGCGGCGCCGGGTCCTCGACGCCCTCGCACGCATCGGACGGGCAGCATGAGTGACGACCACCTATTGCCGCTGAACGACCCCGACGATTGGCGGGTCATTGCCGCTTGCAAGGGGGCAGACACGGCCATCTTCTTCGACCATCTCCGTAGCCACGAAGCCCTCGCATACTGCGCTGAATGCCCCGTCATCGACGAGTGCAGACAGGCCGGCAGGGGCGAGGACGGCGTGTGGGGAGGCGTCGCCGCACCCGCCGAGCTCCACGCCTGCGCCTGGTGCAGCAAGCTGTTTCAGCGCGGCCCCGGCCAGCGCCCCGGCCAGCGGCTCATGTGCTCGGCCGCGTGCAGGCTCGACGCCCGGCGTGACGTCCGCGCCCGCCACATGGCGAAGGTCCGGGCCGCGCAGCCGAGGCCGGACACGACCGTGTGCGAGGTGTGCGGCTACGAGGCCATGGACCCGGGCGGGCTGGCGTCGCACCGCTGGCACACCCACCGGCGCCGCAGGGTCGCCTCGTGAGCGCCGTCGTACAGGCGGCCATCCGCTGCGACACCCCCGACTGCCAGGCCCACCACCGCGGCCCCCACTGGCACCCCGCCAGCGACCCCGGCCAGGCCGTCACCGAAGCCCGCATGTCCGCCCAGGCCAACGGGTGGGCCGTCAAGCGCGGCCACCGCGGCACGGACCGCTGCCCCGCCTGCCGCGCCGAGGCCGCAGCGTGACCCTCCACGACGCCGCCGACCGATGGGAGGGGCTGACGCCCCCGTACGCCACGATCGTGGCCGACCCGCCATGGAGGTACGCCAGCGCAGCCACCAAGGCCGATGCACACAAGCACTACTCCACCATGAGCATGGACGAACTGCGCGCCATGCCTGTGGGCGAACTGACAGCAGACGACGCCCATCTCTACCTCTGGTGTACCAACGCGCTCATGGAGGACGGCTACAGCATTGTGCGCGCCTGGGGCTTCTCACCCATCACGGTCGTTACGTGGTGCAAACAGGGGCCGGGCGTCGGCTACTACTTCCGCAACAACACGGAGCACGCCATCTTTGCCACCAAGGGCAGGCCCATGGTGCCCGAGGACAAGCCGTTGTCGACGTGGTACGTGTGGCCCAAGGGCGCGCACTCCGCCAAACCTGACGCCTTCCTCGACCTTGTCGAGCAGGTATCACCCGGCCCCTACGTCGAGCTGTTCTGCCGCCGTCCGCGCTTCGGTTGGGACACATGGGGCCACGGCTACGAACTGGGCGCGAGCGCATGAGCGCCCTCCACGCGGCGGCCAACCGGTACCGCGCCGCCGCCCTCGCCGCCCACAACGCCGCCGCACGCTCACGCCTCACCCGACTCGACCACGACGCCACCCCCCGCGAGATCGCCAAGGCCAACCAGGCCAGCCTCGACGCCCGCCGGGCCCTCGAGCACGCCCGCGACCAGCTCGTCGCCGCCGCGCTCGACGCCACCAGCCACCACGCCCAGGGCGCGGCCTGAGCGATGGGGGAGCGGCACGCCACGGGAGAGGCCACACCGGCGGCGAATGACACCGGTGTAGTTCGTCCACAGCCCCACCCACAGGGTGGGAAAACCCCGACCCTCGGCGATCTCCTGAGGCTCCTCGCCGACGCCAGCGCCCACGCCTACGCCGGGGACCGCCACCGGGCGCTACACGCCGTCAGACGGGCGCTCGCCGTCCTCGAGCACGGTCTCCCCGCGAACGCCTACACCGCCGAGATCACCCGCCTCAAGGCCCAGGCCGACCCCGCCACCACCGCCGCCTTCCATGAGCGGAAGGGGGCGGCGTGAGGTATCGCAGTCCGCGATCGGCCCTCAACAGCTGCGATAGGATGGGAGGGCTGACCCCGAAAAATGCGACCGGCCGGGGCTCGCACCCCGACCGGTCCGCCACGCCTGATGTGGAGGCACGACATGGCCAAGTGTAACAACCCCGACGGTGGCTGCTGATGCTCTACGCAGACACCCGACACGGCCGCATCGAAGCCGAACCCGGCCTGCAGGGCACCTGCCCGCAGTGCGGCACCCCCATGGTCGCCAAGTGCGGGGACATCGTCTCCTGGCACTGGGCGCACACCACCACCGAGAACTGCGACCCATGGTCCGACGGCGAAGGCGAGTGGCACCGAGGATGGAAGCGCCGTCTCGAGGTCCGCTGCGGCGCCCGCAGCGAGACCGTGCTCACGCGCCACGGCGAGACGCACCGGGCCGACTCCATGCTCCCCAACGGCCTGGTCGTCGAGTACCAGACCAACTACCTGAACCTCCCCGACATCGAGGCCCGTGAGCGGTTCTACGGGAAGATGCTCTGGATCTACCGGTGCGAGTACGCCTGGCCCCGCATCCACTTCACCAAGAAGGGCTTCTGGTGGAAGCACGGCCCGAAGTCCCTCACCCGGCACAACCGACCCATCTTCATCGAGGGCCACGACGACCAGTACCTGCAGGTCGACAGCCTCGACCTCGTCCCTCACTGGCCGGCCAGCTACACCGCCTGGGAGCGCGAGCACTACGACCCCGAATGCCACCGCATCCTCGGCACCGGGACCGTCCTCACTCTCGACCAGCTCATCGACACCATCGCCAAGAGGGGAGGGATCGGCCCCGCCCAGGACCAGCCCCTCTTCACCGAGACGCCGGCGCCAAGGTACGCGGACTACACCCGATGACCGCGGTACTGCCCGCCCGGGACCACTTCTTCACCCCCGGCGCCGACGGCAACTCCAAGTTCAACGCCCCCGCCCTCGGGTGCTGGCTCCGAGAGAACCACCACGTCATCCCCGGCGCCGACGACCGCCTCTACCGCTACCGCCGCGGCGTCTACCTGCCCGACGGCGAGATCCACGCACGGGCCACCGTCCGCGAGATCCTGGGGCCGGCATGGCGACGGACCCACGCCGCCGAAGTGCTCGGCTGGCTCGAGGCCCACCACCCCGAGATCACCGGCACCCCGCCCGAGCAGTACATCAACTGCAGCAACGGCCTCCTCGACTGGCGCACCGGCGAACTCCACGACCACACCCCCGACGTGCGGACCACCATCCAGCTACCGGTGCCGTGGGACCCCCAGGCCACCTGCCCCACCATCGACCGCTTCCTCGACGAGGCGCTCCCACCCCACAGCACCGAGATGATCCACCAGATCATCGGGCTCGCCCTCTACCCGGCCAACCCCCTCCGCAAGGCGCTCCTCGCCCTCGGCCCCTCCGGCACCGGCAAGTCCAAGTTCCTCGCCACCGTCACCGCCCTCATCGGGCAGGCCAACTGCTCCGCCGTGCCCCTGCAGGTCCTCGCCGAGAACCGCTTCGCCCCCGCCGAGCTGTTCGGCAAGCTCGCCAACATCTCCGGCGACCTCGACGCCCGCTCCATCAACAACACCGACACGTTCAAGATGGCCACCGGCGGCGACCCCATCCTCGCCGAGCGCAAGCACGGCCACCCGTTCAGCTTCACCCCGTTCGCCACATTCCTCTTCGCCGCCAACGAAGCCCCCTTCACCTCCGACCAGACCGACGCATGGTTCGAGCGGTGGGTCGTCGTTCCCTTCGTCAACAAGCCCACCACCGCCGACACCCGCCTGCAGTCCAAGCTCACCACCCCCGCCGAGCTGTCCGGCCTCCTGGTCCACGCCGTCAACGGGCTCCGCACCGTCACCGACGCCGGCGAGCTCGCCCACTCCGACGCCATCACCGCGGCGAACGCCGTCTACCGGGACCGCCTCGACTCCGTCCGAGGGTTCATCAACGACGGCGCCCTCCTCGCCCCCGAAGCGTGGACCCCGCGCCCCGCCCTCTACGCCGCCTACCGCACCTGGGCCACAGAGTCCGGCCGCAAGGCCCTCAACCGGGACTCGTTCTACGACCACATCCGGCGCAACTACCCCGAGTGCGTCGAGTCGACCCGCCGCGGCATCCGCGGGTTCTCCGGCATCGGGATGCCCGAAGCCGAAGGCGCCGAGCTGCCCAACTTCTGAGGGGTGCAACAGGCGGGCCGAGGGTGCAACAGCGTTGCACCCCAACGGCCTCGCATCGTGAACAGGGAACCGTCACAGGGGACGAGGTGGCCTGAAGCTTCATTATCAGGGGTGCAAGGGGTGCAACGTTTTCTTATCTTCTCCCCTGCGAGCCAGAAGAGGGAAAAGTAGGTATCTGCTGCACCCTCTGCACCCCACCATCTGCCGCCCATCGCAGACGTTGACAACGCATCGCGATGTGCGATACTCCCCACCCATGGGGAAGTGGAGCGACCACGACCGGGCCCACGCCCTCGACCTCCTCACCAACGGCACCACCCTCGCCGACACCCACCACCAGACCGGCATCCCCAAGAGCACCCTCACCGGCTGGGCCAAGGACGCCGGCATCGACGTCGCACGTTCGACCGAGAAAACCGCCCAGGCCACCAAGGCCAGCCTCGAGGCCCGGCGGGCACGGCTCGCCTCCGAGCTCATGGAGGACGCCGACCGGCTCCGCCGCCAGCTCTTCGCCCCCTGCGTCGAGAAGCGGGCCATGACCGTGTCGGACGGGCAGGCGGTGGGGTCGCACGTCGAGGTGGTGGAGATCGAGCGTGACCAGCCGACGTTCGCCGAGCAGGCGAAGATCATGGTGAGCCTCGGCATCGCGGTGGACAAGCTCCAGTTGCTGACCGGTGAGGCGACCGAGCGTCACGAGCACGTCGCCCCGGACCGCACGCCGGACGCCGAGGCCGAGGTGGCCCAGGTGCTCGCCCTCGTCCGCACCGAGGCCGCGTGACCGACACGCTCGAGCTCGTCCGCTCGCTCACCGACGCCGAGTGGGCCGAGGTCGCCGGGCGCATCCTCACCGCCCCGTTCCCCACCGCACGACCCGACCAGCGCCGCCCCGCCGGCGGCTGGGACGTGTGGCTCATCCTCACCGGCCGAGGCTGGGGCAAGACCCGCACCGGCGCCGAGGACCTCGTCGACGCCGCCATCCGCGAGCCCGGCGACTACGCCGTCGTCGCCCCCACCTACGGCGATGCCCGCGACGTCTGCGTCGAAGGCCCCTCCGGGATCCTCAAGGTGCTCCGCCGCCGCGGCATCGCCCACACATGGAACCGCTCCCTGGGCGAGATCCACCTGGACCGGTCCCGCATCAAGGTCGGCTCGGCCGACGAACCGGACCGGTGGCGGGGCTGGAACTTCCGGGGCGCCTGGTGCGACGAGCTCGGCGCGTGGCGCCGCCCCGACGCGTGGACGCAGCTCCGCCTCGCCACCCGCGTCGGCGTCCACCCGAGGATCGTGGTCACCACCACGCCGAGGGCCACCGGCCTGCTCGTCGAGCTGGCCGGGCGCACCGACGGCAGCGTTCACGTCACCCGCGGGTCGACGTGGGACAACGCCGCCAACCTCAGCCCGGCCGCTCTCGACGAGCTGCGCCGCCGCTACGAGGGCACCCGCATTGGCCGCCAGGAGCTCGAGGGCGAGCTGCTCATCGACACGCCCGGCGCCCTGTGGTCGGTCGCCCAGTTCGACGCCCCCGGGTTCCGGGTGACCCTCGACGAGGTGCCCGACCCGGTGCGGGTGGTGGTGGCGGTAGACCCTGCGGTCACCTCCGGGGAGGACTCCGACGAGACCGGGATCGTGACCGTGGCCCAGTCCGCCGACGGCGACCTGTGGGTGTTGGCGGACGACACCTGCCGTCTCTCGCCGGAGGGGTGGGCGTCGGTGGCGGTCGGTGTGCTCGACCGGTGGCAGGCGGACCGGGTGGTGGCCGAGGTGAACAACGGCGGCGACCTGGTCGAGTCAGTGCTCCGCGCGGTGGACCGCACGGTCCCGTACCGCAAGGTGACCGCCAGCCGTGGCAAGCGGGTGCGGGCCGAGCCGGTCGCGGCGCTGTACGAGCAGGGCCGGGTGCATCACGTCGGGGTGCTGGCCGAGCTCGAGGCGCAGATGTGCCAGTGGGCGCCCGACTCGACGCTGGGCTCGCCGGACCGGGTGGACGCGCTGGTGTGGGCGTGCACAGAGCTCGGGTTGGCGGGTCGTGGTCGTGGTGGTCTGCGGGCCCGGAGGGCGGCGTGACCGACGCGGAGCTGTACGGCCACGACGCCGTCTACACGCTGCGTGCCCCGCTCGTCGTGGTCGACCGGGTCGGAACCTCGGTCGACCCACTGCCCGCGTGGTGCATGTTCGATCCCAACCCCTTCCCGACGCTCGACCTGTTCCCGCGTGCCCGCCGCTTCGTGCGGCTGGTCGCCCGTCTCCTCGAGGTCGGCAAGTGACCCCACCCCGCCGGATCGTTCGCACCGCCCTCCGCCCCGGCGGCGAGCGCCGTGACCCCGTCGCCGCCACCCAGCAGCTCCAGTTCCTCGGCCTCGGCGTCCCCCAGGTCAACCGGCACGACGCCGGCCGCACCACCCGCAAGGCCCTCCAGGCGTGGGTGGTGATGCGCTGCATCCAGATTAAGGCGCAGGACCTCGCCGGTCTCCCGTTCCTCGCCGGCCCGCGCCTCCCCGTCTCGTACCTCGAGCTCCCGCAGACCAACCCCAACAGCCGGATGGGGCAGCTCCTCGGCGTCGCCCCCGCGCCGATGCTGTCCGCCGCGGTGTGGTGGGAGTGGATGCTCACCCAGCGGTACCTCACCGGTCAGATGGCCTCCGAGCTCGACGTGGCCGGCGACCAGGTCGCGGCGCTGTGGCCGCTCACGTCGTCGGCCCTGAAGGCGATCCCGACGAAGGGCGGCGCCGCCTGGTGGCAGGCGTTCGAGTACGGGCGTGCGGATCAGCCGAAGCGGCTCGCCCCCGAGCGGGTGTTCTACGGGTGGGACCCGGCCCCCGACGACTTCCGCCAGCCGTACAGCATCCTCCAGTCGGCGGCGATCGACGTGGAGGTGGCGGTGATGGTCGGGCGGTACAACGCGGCGTTCCTCCGCAACGACGCCCGCCCCGCCCAGGTGGTGGTGACCGAGGCGTTCGCCACCCAGGAGGACTACGACCAGTTCGTCGCCCAGTTCGAGGGCCGCCACGCCGGCCCGGACAACGCCGGGCGTACGGCGTTCATCGAGGCGGACCCTGACGGTGCGTTGCCGTCGCAGGCGGTGACGATCCAGACGTTGGGCCTGTCGCAGAAGGACGCCCGGATCCTCGAGCAGGAGCGGGCCGCGTTGGAGCATGTGGCGATGGCGTTGGGGGTGCCGTGGTCGCGCCTGTCCGCGGCGGACCGGACGTTCTCGAACGCGGGGCAGGAGTCGGTGGACTACTGGCAGGGGCTGGCGAAGGACGCCCGGAAGTTCGGCGGCGAGGTGAACGCCCAGTTGGCGGACCGTCTCGGTGGTGATGTGGGCTGGTTCGACCTCAGCGACGTGGATGCGTTGAAGGTGCGTCCGCCGGTGACGGCGCAGGAGGCGTCGACGCTGGTGTTGGGTGGGATCGCGTCGCCGGAGGAGGTGCGGCCGTGGTTCGGTCTGGCCGCTGAGTTGCCGGCGGGCCTGGTCCCGCTGGCAGGAGGTGACGCAGGTGCGCCCGTACTACCGACAGGGGACGGTGCCAGTCGTCACGCGCCTGCGGCCATCGGCAGCGGTGGGCCTGCTGACGTGGGTGATGGGGGTGGAGAAGGTGACGGAGATCACGGTGGACGGGCACCGGATCGACGGGAGCACGGTGACGGCGGTGACGCTTCAGGGGGACGGCTACGTGGTGACGGAGGTGAAGGCCGGGGCCTGACCCCGGAGGCGCAGGAGCAGCGGCGCACCACCATCTGGCGGCGCAACAACGCCACCCTCGTCTCCCTCGAAACCGCGTTCGCCAAGCGGTGGGCCGCCTACTTCAACCGGCAGGCCGCCGTCGTCATCGACCAGGTCACCGCGAAGCGCACCGCCGCGCGTCTCGCCGCCGCATCCCAGGCCCGCGAGCTCCGGGTCGACGTGCCCCTCGGCGGGCCGTTGGACCCGAACGAGATCGCCCGGTGGCGTGCCCAGGCGCTCGACCTCGCCGACCTGATGCACACCGCCGCCACCACCGCCGGCGTCCAGCGGGTCAACCACGCCTTCGGGGTCAGCTTCGACCTTGAGGCCCCGTTCATCCAGGACTTCATCCGGGCCCGGGCGAACCAGTTGGCCGGCCAGGTGACCGACAGCACCTACAGTGCCATCCAGCAGGCACTGATGGATGGCGTCGCCAACGGCGCATCAATCGACGACCTTGCGGCTGCGGTGCGGGACGTGTTCACCGACGCCAGCGTCAACCGGTCCAAGACCATCGCGAGGACGGAGGTCATCAGCGCGGCGAACGGCAGCGCATCGCTGGCCGCGTCGCAGTTGCCATCGGACGTGGCCGCGGGCCAGGAGTTCATCGCGACGCGCGACGAGCGCACGAGGGACGACCACGCCGAGGCCGACGGTCAGATCGTGGCGATGGGGGAGCCGTTCATCGTCGGCGGTGAAGCCCTGCTCTACCCGGGCGACCCCGCTGGCTCCCCGGAGAACACGATCTCCTGCAGGTGCACTGTCGCGTTCCTAACGCCCGCGGATTTCGAGCGGGCCGGGCGCTCTCGCGTCGTGCCTCTCGCCGTGGCCAAGTACGCCCTGCGCACCGTCCGCCAGGGTGAGTTCGACGCTGCCGAGTTCCGCCGTTCGCTGGCCGAGGTGGCCTAGAATGGGAGCCTCAACGCAAGTGGCCGGGCGCTGTCTCACCAGCCCCGGCCGTGACCGGAACCCTCTGGAGGTCCCGATGTCCCCGGACGCTACCTGCTCGATCGATGGGTGCACGAAGCCGACCAAGGCATTCGGCTGGTGTCAGACCCACTACATGCGCAACCGCCGTCACGGCAGTCCGCTCGCCACGTCACGGATCGTGGGTGACCTCGCAGCGAGATGGTGGTCCTACGTCGAGAAGACCGAGGGCTGCTGGGAGTGGGCCGGTCACCGCGACCCCGCAGGTTACGCCCGCTTCCAGATGCGCCAGAGCAACGCCAAGGCCTATCGGGTCGGCTACGAGCTGCTGGTCGGTCCCATCCCCGAGGGCCTCGACATCGATCACTTGTGCAACAACCGAGCGTGCGTCAACCCCGCTCACCTCGAGCCAGTCACCCACGCCGAGAACGTGCGGCGAGCAAGGGAGCGTGCAGCATGAAGCGAGAGACCCGCACCGGCGAGATCCGGGCCACCACCGACGACGGCACCATCGAGATCCTGGCGGTGGCCTACGGGGTCACCGACGACTACGGCACCCAGTTCCGGCGCGGCACCTTCACCGACTCCCTCGAGCACCACCTCCCCGTCATCGCGTGGGCGCACTCGTGGGACGAGCCCATCGGCAGGGCCACCGGGTTCCGTGAGTCCGACGAGGGCCTGTACCTCACCGCCCGCCTCGACATCGGCGGCTCCGTGCCCCGAGCCGACCAGGCCTACGAGCAGATGCGCTCCGGCACCCTCACCGATGTGTCCGTGGGCTTCATGCGCCGCTCCGACGAGGAAGCCGACGGGGTCACGATCATCACCAAGGCGGACCTCGACGAGGTGTCGGTCGTGCTCCGTGGCGCGGTGCCCGGCGCGAAGGTGCTGGCCGTGCGCTCCGCCCGCAGCGGCGAGATGGTCGAGGTCGACGCCGTGGTCGCCATCGCGAAGAAGAAGTCCGCCGGCGAGATCACCGAGGCCGAGGCCGACGAGGCCCTCCGTCTGCTGTCCGCCCCCCCGATCGGCACCCCGCCCGTCGAGTCGACCGACGGGACCGCCACCGGCACCGACACCGGCGAAGGGCTGCCCGAGCTCGACGCCGTGCTCGCCGAGGCCGACGCCGCCCTCGACCTGCTCACCGACAGGTCCCGCCGGTGAGCCTCACCTACACCACCCCCGTCGAGGGCCAGGCCTGGACGGGGCCGGGCGTCGACGGGCTCACCGCCGCTATCCGTGCCGTCAACGGGCTCGCCGAGCTCGTCGCCGCCACCGAACCGGCGTGGCTGATCGACGCCCGCCTCAGCGAGACCGACCGGGTCGGAGCGGTCGACCCGACCCCGATGACCAACACGCTGCTGCCCGGCGACGGGGTCACCCGGGCGGTGTCGCTGCAGACCAACGAGTCCGGTGATGGGGTGACGTCGACGGGGTCGTACCTGTGGACCGACGACCCCGCCATCGCGGTCACCGGCGACATCGACATCCGGGTGGCGTGCGAGTCCATCGACGACGTCACGAACAACGGGCTGGTGCCCCAGGCGGTGAAGGTGGCGAAGTACCTGGGCGACACCCTCAACACGTTCGACTACATGGTGTCGGTGCTCAACGACGGCGACGCCAACCTGTCGTTCGGGGCGAACGCCGCCGTGGTGGCCGCGTCGCTGGACCAGAACGACCCGGTTGCCCTGCGGTGGACCCGTGTCGCCTCGTCCGGGGTCGTGTCGGCCTACGTGGAGGACGCCGCCGGTGCGGTGACCACCGCGGACGGTCGCACCTGGACGCTGCTGGGCACCGACACCGAGGCCACCGGCGACCTGCCCGACACGGCCAACTCGATCCTGACCTTCATGATCGGCAAGGGCCACGGCGGCTGGTGCCAGGTCTACGACGGCGTCGACGGCACCCTGGTGGTGGACCTCGACGTCGACCGGGACGCCACCGCCGGCCTGTCGGTCGGCGACACGTTCACCGACGCCACCGGCAACGTGTGGACCATCAACGAGGCGTGCGCCACGTTCGGGTGCGACCGTCGGGCGTGGATCGTCGGGTCGCCCGGCGAGACCGCCGACGGGCCGTTCACGGTCGCGGACGCCGACGCCCTCGACATCGTCGGGGACTTCACGGTGGCGATGGTGTACGAGCCGTCGACGGTGTCGACCGGGGGGTTCCGGGCGATCCTGTCGAAGGTCGACCCGGCCACGCTGGGCACCACCGCGGTCGGCTGGGCGTTCGTGGACTACAGCCCGCTGGGCGGGGTCGGGTTCGCGCTCAACGACGGCACCGGGCTCGTCACCGCGTTCGGCGCGTGGACCGCGGGGGAGCGACACCTGCTGGTCGCCACCGGTGACCGCGACGGGAACCTCCGCCTGTTCATCGACGACATGGCCACCCCGGTGGCGACCACCGACATCTCGGCCCGCGCCGGGACTCTGGCCAACGCCCTCGACGTGACCTCGTCGAACCCGGACCCGGCGCTGCTCGGGGCGGTGGCGAAGTGGGACCGGGTCCTCACCGCCGGCGAGCTGACGGTGCTCGCGGCTCGTCTCGGCGCCTGACGTGCGGGTCACCGTCCACCCTGCGGGCGAGGATGCGTGCGGTTTTTACAGGATGGAGTGCCCCGCCCGGGTCCTCGCTGCTCAGGGCGCCGACGTCACCTGCACCCGGGACCTCACGTTCCGGGTCGCCCGTGACCGCACCGGGAACCCGGTGTGCCTCACCGAGCAGCCAGACACCGATGTCGTGGTGATGCAACGGCCCCTGCACCGGGCGAAGCTCGACCTCATCGGGCTCCTCCAGGCCCGGGGGGTGGCGGTGGTGGTCGAGCTCGACGACGACTTCGGGTCGGTGCACCCGGAGAACCCCGCCTGGTTCGACGCGCACCGGGAGTGGATGACCCCCGCCCAGTGGGCGGCGACGGTGGGGGGTCCGTTGCCGGTGGAGCGGGCCCGGTCGACCTCCGGCCAGGACTGGGTGCGGGCGCCGGGGGTGCTGGCCCCGTCGTCGGACCTGTGGCTCAAGCGTGCGTGCCGGCGGGCGGACCTGGTGACGTGCACGACCCCGGCGCTCGCGGAGCGGTACGCCCCGCACGGCCGGGTGGCGGTGCTGCCCAACCTGGTGTCGGAGCGGTACCTCGAGGTGGAGGCGCCGGCGCACGACGGGACGGTGGTGGGCTGGGGCGGGAGCGTGGCCACCCACGTCGGGGACCTCGAGGCGACCGGCGGGGGAGTGGCCCGCGCCGTCGCCGAGTCCGGCGCCAGGTTCCACGTCATCGGCACCGGGGTGCGGGTCGCCAAGGCGCTCGGCCTCGCCGACGAGCCCACCGCGACCGGCTGGGTGGAGCTCGACGGGTGGCCGGACGCCCTCGCCGCTCTCGACGTGGGGATCGTGCCGTTGGCGCCGGGCCGCTTCAACGAGGCAAAGTCGGCCCTCAAGCTGCTCGAGTACGCGGCGGTGGGGGTGCCTGCGGTGGTGTCTCCGACACCGGACAACCTCCGGCTCGGCTACCGCGAGGGGTTCCTCACGACCCGCTACGCGCACGACGCCCGGACCTGGTACGAGCAGACCGCCGCCCTGCTGTCCGACGCCGAGGAGCGGGCCCACGCCGGTGCTGTCGCCCGTGAGGCGGCGTCCCGGCTCACCTACGAGGTCCACGCCGGCCGGTGGTGGGACGCATGGACCCAGGCGCTCGCCAACCGGCGAGGCCGACGACAGGAGGCAGCATGAACCGCCAGGAACGACGGCAACGGGCGAGGCGGCTCAACGGCCGACCCAACGCCATGCGCCGCATCGAGCAGCAGGTCAACGCCATGAGCGCGGACGAGCTCCACCGCCGCCTCGTCGCCCAGGGCGTCGCCCGCATCGCCCCCCAGGACGCCGCGGACCTCTACTGGGTCCAGTGCGCCTACGTCCGCATCGCCAAGGTGCGGCGCCTGCGCGGCGGCCCCGACGAGGCGCTGGCCGCGGTCACCCACGAGGTGTTCGAGGCGACGGGCCTCGGCATGCCGATCTACCGCTGAGCCCATGCCCGACCTCGTGGTGACCTGGCTGCTCACCGCCCACCCCGACCCCCAGCGCGGCCACCGGTGGGCGGCCGACCCCGCCGAGGTCACCGTCGCCGAGTCGGTCGCCGCCCACGGCCACCGGCTCGTCGTCCTCCACGACTGCCTCGACGCCCCGCCCCCCGGACCGGTCGAGTGGGTGCGGGTCGACGGCCTGCCCCCCAACCCGTACTTCGGGCGGTGGGACGCCGTCGCCTGGCTCCTCGCCCGCCGTGACGCCGACCGGGTGTGGTGCGTGGACGCCTCCGACGTGGTGATGCTCACCGACCCGTTCGCCGAGATGGGCGACGCCCTCCACATCGGCTCTGAGCCGACCACCGTCGCCGCCCAGCCGTGGGTCGCCGACCACCACCCCGACCACGCCGGGTGGGTTGAGGCGAACGGGGACCGGGTGCTGCTCAACCCCGGTCTCGTCGGCGGTCCCGCCGGCCTCGTCGCCGAGTTCGCCCAGGCGCTCGCCGACTGGTGGCCCACCGCGGACCTGACCGACGTCGCCCGGGCCAACAAGGTGGCCCAGGACCTGCCCGCCGGCGTGGTCACCGGCCACCCGGTCCACACCCCGTTCCGGTCCTACGCCTCCACTCCCGGCGCATGGTGGCGGCACAAGTGACCGCCCCCGTGACCGTGTGCATCCCGACCCACCCGGGCCGAGAGGCGATGCTCGCCCGGGCGGTCGCGTCCGTGGAGGCTCAGACCGTCACCCCCGCCGCGGTGATGGTGTGCGACGACGCGGACGGCGACGGCGCCGCGGTGACCCGCAACCGGGCGCTGTTCGCCACCACCACCGAGTGGGTGGCGTTCCTGGACTCCGACGACGAGCTGTACCCCCACCACCTCGCGGCGCTGCTCGAGTGCGCCGCCGAGACCGGCGCCGACCTCGTCTACCCGTGGTTCGACCTCGTGGAGCTGGGCGCGGTCCGCAACGACCGGGACCCGCTCAAGGCGTTCGGCCGCCCGTTCGACCCCGACGACCTCCGCACCCGCAACTACATCCCGGTGACGTTCCTGTGCCGCCGCGAGCTCGCCGTGGCCGTGGGCGGGTTCCCGGTGCCGGGGACCGAGGCGTGGCCCTACGAGACGTCGGAGGACTGGGGGTTCCTGCTCGCGGTGCTCGACGCCGGGGCCACGATCGTGCATCTCCCGGAGCGGACGTGGCGGTGGCACCACCACGGGGCGAACACCTCGGGGAGGCCGTGGCGGTGACCGCCGACGAGCTGTTCGCCGCGCACCTCGACCTGGCGGAGCGGGCCGTGGCGATGGTGTGCCGGGCCGTGTCGGGGCCCGACGTCGACGATTGCCGACAGGACGCCCTCGTGGGTCTGTGGCAGGCGGCGCAGCGGTGGGACGGCTCCGGGGCCTTCGACGGGTGGGCGATCGTGCGGGTGCGCGGCGCGGTGATCGACGGCCTCCGTCGCCGCGGTGGCCGCCCGGGTCGCGGGTGGGGGTCGGACCGCCCCCTGTCGCTCGACCACCCGGACCACCACGCCGAGCCCCAGGACCCCGCCGCAGGCCCTGAGCGGGCCGTGGTGGCCCGAGACGAGCTGACCCGGGCCATGACAGCGGTGGGTGCGCTCCCGGCCCGTCAGCGTGACGCGGTCACCGCGGTCGCCGGCGGGCGCACGATGACCGACGTGGCCGCCGAGTGGAGGGTCACGGTGTCGGCGGTGTCGTGCCACTTGAAGCGGGCGAGGGCGAGGCTCTCGGCGTGAGGGTGGCGTTCCACGACGCCGGCGGGAAAGGAGCGATGGTCGCCGCCGCCCTCGAAGCCGCCGGCCACATCATCGACCCCCACGACGGGGACATCGCCGTCATCGACCACACCCACACCACCGGCCTCCACCTAGACCGCCCCACCGTCCTGTACCCCCACGGGGGCAACGCCTGCCTCGACTGGGACGGGTTCCTGCCGCATCACCCCAACGTCGTCGCCCACCTCACCCACGGCCCCGGCCAAGCCCAGGTGCTCGACGCCTACGGCATCGGGGTGCCCACCTACCCGGTGGGGTGGTGCTTCTCCGAGACCGCCCCGCCGAGGTTCCCCACCGACGTGCGCCGGGTGGTCTTCGCCGCCCCGCACCGCCTCACCACCGGCTACCTCGACCCCACCCTCGACCGTGCCGCGGCGCTCGCCCTCAAGGCGCTGATCGCCGCAGGGTTCGACGTGACGGTGCGGACGATGGAGGACGGCCTCGGCCTGAGCCACGACGACATCGACGCCGCCGACCTGGTGGTGGCCGACTGGGGGACCGTCGCCCATCTGGCGCTGGCGAGGGGCTGCCCGCTCATCATGGTGGGGACCCGCGACGGCGCCCCCGACATCGGCCACACGCACCCGGTGCATCCGGCATCGTGGGACAGCTACCGCCACCTGTGCCGCTACCCGGTCGACATGGCCGACGGGCCGCTCGACGGGCTGCTCGAGCGGGTGTGTCGGCCGGACTTCATGGTGGAGATGTACCGGTGCCGGATGGTGGGCGGTGCGTTCGATCCGGCCCGGGTGGTGGAGGTGGTCGAGTCGGCCGCCCAGGACAGGGCGGTAGCGTGATGGCCTGTCCCGTGCCGACATCATCCGCCATGCGTTCTTGCGGTACGTGCGCGGGGAGATCACGCGGGCCGAGCTGTTGCGGGTGGTGGTGACGTGGCGTCGCTGAGGGCCTGGTGGCGTCGCTGGCGCCGGCGCACCCCCGAGCGCACCGTGTGGTGCGTCGAGTGCGGCCGTGAGCTGCCGGTGTCGCGTGCGGTGGTGGTGGCGGAGGTGCCCGACGACGACGAGGAGCTGGGCATCGGGGGCGGCGGGACGGTGTGCATCGCCGAGTACTGCCCCGAACACGCGCCCGCCGCCTGATCCATCGCGGTCCTTGACCTCTCATCGCCACCTGCGATACCGTCTGCACCCAGGAGTACCGGAGTAGCGGAAAGCGCCCCGGACGCCGCAACCCACCCGTTGCCGTCCCCAGGAGCCATCCGCCATGCGCTACCACCGCATCTTCGCCTTCATCGCCCGCCTCTTCGAGTCGATCCTCGCCTACAACGCCCTCCACGGCGACGCCGGCGAGACCAAGATCCCCACCAGCGCCGACGTGCGCAGCCGCCTCTCCGAGGCCGTCGCCAACCTCACCGACCTCCGCACCAAGCCCGAGGCCGACCGCGGCGACACCTACGCCGCCGACCTCCGCAACGCCTCCGCCGCCGTCCTCGACCTCGACGGCACCCTGCGCGCCACCCAGTCCCTCGAGGCCTACGACCTCCAGGCCGCCGCCTGGGACGCCGCCGTCGCCCAGGAGGAGCGCAAGGGCAAGGGCCCCAACCCCACCGGCCCCACCGCCGCCTTCGAGACGCTCGGCTACGCCGCCCGCAGCCTCGGCGACGAGGCCGTCCTCACCGACGGCTACGGCGAGTGGGCCGAGCGCAGCCGCAACGGCGGCAGCGACCACATGCCCGCCCTCGAGCTCCAGCGCAGCCTCCTGTCGCCCGAGCTCCGCAACACCCTCTCCGGCGACGACACCGACGCGTCGCTCCTGCGCCCCGTCGGCTCGCCGCTGCCCCCCACGCCCCGCCAGGTGCGCTTCTGGCTCCGCGACGTCCTCACCGTGCAGGCCACCGGCCTGGCCGCCATCCCGTACGTGCGCGAGGAGAACCCCGCCACGAACGAGACGGGCGCCACCGGCGTCGCCGAGGGCGGCCTGAAGCCCGAGGTCACCATGGAGTTCGTCGACGACACCGCGGTGGTGAAGAAGATCGCCGCGTGGATCCCGGCGACCATGGAGATCCTCGCCGACGCCCCCACCCTGGCCGGCTACGTCAACACCCGCCTCGTCTACATGCTGAAGGTGCGGGAGCAGGCGCAGATCATCAACGGCGCCGGGTCCGGCGCCCAGCTCAAGGGCATCCTCCAGTTCTCCGGCGTGCAGACCCAGTCGCAGGTCGCCGGCGACATCCCCGCCACGATCGCCCAGGCGATCGCCAAGGTGGAGAACGTCGACCTCGAGGCCAACGGCGTCGCGATGAACCCGCTCGACTACTGGGCGGGCGTGTCCACCCGGTTCTCCAGCCAGCTCGACGGTGACGCCGCCGGCTCCGCCCCCTACGGGACGCCCCCGCCGACCCTGTGGGGTCTGCCGGTGATCCGCACCCGGGCGCTCGCCTCGTCGGGCGGCTGGGCCACCGGCAAGGCGATCGTGGCCGACTGGGCGATGGGCGCCACCCTCTTCGACCGGATGCAGGCCACGGTCCGCCAGTCCGACAGCCACGACACCTTCTTCATCTACAACAAGGTGGCGATCCTGGCCGAGGAGCGCATCGCCCTGGCGGTGCACCGGCCCGACGCGTTCGTCGACGTCACGATCGACACCGTCGCCTGACCCCCCCAGGTGCCGCTCACCTCGCACGGTCCGCCCCCTGGTGGGGAGCCGTGCGGGGTGTGCGGTGCGGTGGGTTGCACGCAGGTGCCGCCCACCGAGTTCTGGTTCCCGGACAACCTCCCGAGCGAGGAAGACGTGCACAGGCACCGTGAGCAGGCAGAGGTCGAGCGTGAGGAGCCGGTGAGCGGCGACGCCCACCGGCCGACCGCGGAGGCCTACACGGGCCGGCCTCGCCGCCGCCGGGCCCGCACCGGCCGCCGTTCACGCTGGCCCGACGAGGACCGGGCGATCCACGGGCCGAGGGAGGACCGGTGAGCATCGTCACGATCGCCGAGTACCGCTCGGTCACCGGCGACACCGCCACCGCCTCCGGCACCGTCCAGGACTGGCTCGACGACACCGAGGCGGACCTCGAGGAGTTCCTCGACCGGCCCCTGTACTACTCCGGGACCGAGCGGGTGCGGATCAACGCCGAGCGCCGCGGCCTGGTGGTGTACCCGCGGGCCACCCCGATCCTCGACGGTGGCACGCTCACGATCGCCGGGAACGCCCTGGTGGGCGCCTCCCCGGTCGACGACCCGTTCTCCACCTCCGATCCCGCCTACGCCGACGTGACCTACGAGGGCGGCTGGACGAACGCCAGCCTGCCGAGGGCGATCCGCAACGACGTGTGCTGGGCGGTCCGCCAGGCCGTCCGTGGTGAGGCCGCCAGGTTGCCGTCAGGGGCCACCAGCGTGTCGCTGGGCGACGCATCGGTGTCGTTCGGCGGTACTGGCGTCCCGGACCAGGGCGACGCCCGCTGGTCCCGCCAGACCCGCCGCTACCGGAGGCGGCACCAGTGACCGTCCTGCTGCCCACCACCACGGTGACCGTGGAGGCGCGCACCCAGGCGGAGCCCTACGAGGCCGCCACCTACACCACCCGCACCACCGGAGCGCCGTGCCACATCTCCGCACCGTCCGGCTCTGAGCGGACCGGGGACGCCGGCGGGGAACGCATCGACGCCGTCCTGCTGTGCGACACCACTGTCGCCCGCGGCGACCGGGTGACCGACGCCGCCACGGGGGACGTGTACCGGGTGGCGTGGGTGCAGGCCCGCACCGGCCTCGGCCTCGACCACACCAGGGCGGGCCTCGTGCGCGCCACCGGGGCGGTGACCACATGAGCGAGGTGGTCATCAACGGTGAGGCGCTACAGCAGCTCCTCACGTCCCCCGACGGCGAGGTGGCCAAGGACCTCCTCCGCCGCGCCATCCAGGTCCACAACGCCGCCAGCCGCCTCGTGCCCGTCGGGACCCCCGAGTCCACCGGCAAGAAGGGCTACCGGGGCGGTGCGCTCAAGGCGTCCCTCAACTTCCAGCTCGCCTCCGACTCCGAAGGCCTCATGGCCGTGGTCGGGGCGAACACCGACTACGCCGCGTACGTGGAGCTGGGCACCTCCAAGATGGCCGCCCGCCCCTACCTGCTCCCGGCGTTGGAGGCGGCCCAGTGACCACCTTCGTGGACGGCGCCGCCACCTTCGCCCCCGTGTCCGCCCCGCTGCGCGACTGGCTGCGCGAGCACGCCGACCTCGCCGCCCACGTCGGCACCGACACCAACGGCACCGTGCAGTTCTACGCCGGGGGCTTCCCCTCCGCCGTGGACCTCACCTCCGGCCCCGCCGTCGCCATCTACACCGCCGGCGGCCTCGACGGCGGCACCGCCCTCGATCGCCCGTTCGTCCGCTTCAACGTGGAGGCCCTGTCGGCAGAGGCCGCAGAGGCCACCGCCTACGCCATCCGCTCCGCCCTCACCCACGCCGCAGGGGCAGCCCTCGGCCTGGCGGCGGACCCGTCCGACGTGCGGCTCGTAGGAGCCGACGTGCCCGCCCCCCTGTGGGCACCAGACCCCGACGACAACACCCCCCGGTTCGTCGTCACGTCCACCCTCACCGTGCAGGCGGTGGGGATCTGAGGGCCGCAGGGCCCGGAAAGCAGGAACCATGGCAGTCACCACCACCCGCTCCAGCACCGAGCTCGCCATCGATCCCGGTCTGCTCTACGTGGCGCCCATCGGCACCACCGAGCCCACCGCCTCCACCGACCTCGCCGCGGCCTCGCTGCCCTCGGCGTGGCGTGAGGTCGGCTACACCGAGGACGGCTCGGTGTTCAAGTACGACGTGAAGTCGGAGGACATCGAGGTCGCCGAGGAGTTGGACCCGATCCTGTCGGTGATCACCGGCCGCTCGGGCACCCTCGAGTTCAAGATGGCGCAGGCCACCCGCCGCAACCTGGCCCTTGCCCTCAACACCGGGGCAGCCGGCGCCAACGACGACACCACCCTCGAGCCGCCCGACCCCTCAGCGATGGTGCGGGTGATGCTGCTGCACGTCTCGAACGACGCCGGCGCCGTGCGGGGCACCCTGTTCCGCCAGTGCTTCAACGTCGGCGGCCTCGAGCTCGACTTCTCGAAGGCCCCCAAGAAGGTGCTCCAGCCGGTGATGTTCAAGCTGGAGAAGCCCACCTCCAAGACGCCGTTCAAGGTGTTCCCGAACGCCTCCGGCGTCATCGCCTGACCCGGCGATGCACCGGGACTTCGACGCCGAGGTCGCCGAACGCGCCCGCGATGCGGACCCGATCGAGTTCACGCTCGGCGGGGTCCGCTTCGAGGCCCGTCCGGTGTGCCCGTTCGGCGCGGTGCTCGACCTCGCCGCCGCCCCCGAGATCACCGTGGACCTCTCGGGGGCGGTGGCGGGCATCGTGGCGTTCCTCTCCCAGGTCGTCGTCGACGACCAGGCGCCGCTCGTGGAGGAGGCGGTACGGGGGGTGAACGCGGATGTCGCCTACGGGGTGGTCCGCTGGCTCACGGAGGCCTACGCCGGCCGCCCTACGGTGCCGTCCTCCGGTGTTGCGGTGTCGCCGCTGCCGGATGGGCGGGACTCGAGCTGCGAGCCGAACGCGCCGGCCTCGGCCGCCTGAGCGCCATGAACCTCCGTCTCGCCTGCTCGTGGGTGCGTGAGCAGATGATCGCCCGCGCCCAGCACCGCATCGCGGTGGGCCCGGACCGGGCGGCGGAGGAGGACCGGATCTACGAGGCCGCGGTCGCGGAGGTCGACGACCTCCTCGACCCGCCCGAGGTCGTGGACGAGCCGCACCCGTGGACTGACCCGGAGTGGGTGGCGTACATGGGCGGCGAGATGGCCGAGGTGGGCTGACGTGGAGATCGCCAGCGCGTTCGTCACGATCCGCCCGGAGACGAGCGGGTTCGAGGCCGAGCTGGCCTCCGCTGTCGGTGGGGTCCCCGACCAGGAGATCACGCTCACCGCGGACGCCGACACCACCGCAGCGGTCGACGCCGTCGAGTCGATCCCCGACGGCGAGGTGGACATCACCGCCAACACCGACCAGGCCGAGCAGGGCCTCGCCCAGGTACGCGAGCAGGTCGAGGACACGACCGACTCCACGTCCCAGCTCGGCGAAGCCGCAGCCAGCGCGCTGCAAGGGATGGGCGGCCTCGGCGGCGCGGCAGGCGGCGCGGCCTCCTCCCTCGGCGCCTCCGCAGTCGCCGGCGGCGCCGCAGCAGCGGGCCTCTTCGAGTTCGCCCAGGGCGCCATCGACGCCGAGTCCGCCGGCCAACGGTTCGACCTGATCGCCGGGAACCTCGCCGACTCCGTCCGCACCATCGACGTTGGCGGCCTCAACGGCGACATCGGCGACCTCGCCCTCACCCTCGGCTCGTCCGACGAGGCGATGCTCAACGCCACCGCCACATTCGTGTCGTTCGCCCGGTCCGCCGGCGCCTCCGACGACCAGATCGCCGCCGCCTCCGACAACATCAACGCGCTCGCCCTGCGCGCCGTCGCCCTCAACCCCGCCCTCGGCGACGCCGGCGCCGTCGCCGAATCGCTCCGCAACGCCCTTGCCCGCGGCGGCCGAGCCACCACCCAGTACGGCATCGCGCTCACCTCCGCCGAGATCAACGCCCGGGCGATGGCCGACACCGGCAAGCAGAACACCGACGAGCTCACCCAGTTCGAGAAGGCCGCAGCGGGCGCCGAGATCGCCGTCGAACGCCTCGGGTCCACCATGGGGTCCGACTTCCAGGCCGGGTCGCAGAACGCCCGCACCGAGTGGAACCGGATGACCGAGTCGCTCGGCGAGGCGTCCGAGTCGGTCGGTGGGCTCATGCTCCCCGCCATCGAGAACATCACCGAGGCGGTCACCGAGCTCGGCGACGGCATCGCCAACCTGGACTTCCGCAAGATCATCGAGGGGTTCCTCGATCTGGGCCCGGGCCTGATCGCGAACGGGTTCACCGACCTGTGGAACGCCCTGTCGGGCGGCAACGAGGTGATCGACGGCCAGGGCGAGCTCGTGGGGGAGCTGCCCGCGGCGTGGGGTGGCGCCGAGGAAGCGGTGTCGTCGTTCACCGAGGCGCAGTCCGCCGCCCAGAACGCGGTGGCCAACACCCTCCCGTCGCTCGGCGACATCATCTCCGCCACGGACCGGGCCGGGGAGGCGTTCGGGGTCCTCAACGCCTCCTCCAACCCCGACACCATCATCTCCAACCTGTCGCTCGCCCTGTTCGCCTGGGACGACTTCCAGAACAACATCACCACCATCGGCGACTGGGGACCACGGATCGCCGCCGCCCTCCAGCAGCTCGGCCCCGAGGTCGCCGGCGGCCTCACCAGCGCGCTCGCCGAGGGCAACATCGCCACGATCACCCAGCTCGACGGGCTCATCGCCGAGATCGAGGCCCGCGGCGGGGACGCGGCGGCGGTGCTCACCGGGTTCGCCCAGACCGGCATGGACGGCGCCGTCGCCGCCGTCGAAGGCGCCGCCGGACCGATGGGTGCCGCGGGCACCCAGGCGGGCGCCACCGGAGCCGCGGGCATCGACGCCGGCCTCTCGTTCACCAACGCCGCCAGCATCGGGTCCGTCACCGGCGTCCAGTACGGCGCCGCCGTCGGGGCCGGCATCACCTCGATGACCGGCACCGTCTCGGCCATCGCCACCAACCTCATCGCCGCCGCCGGATCGATCTCCGTCGCCTACTCGCGCGGCCAGGCCATCGGGTCGAGCTACGGCGCCGGGCTCGTCGCCGGCCTCGCCGGCCAGATCGGCAACGCCGTGTCCACTGCCGCCGCGCTCCGCGCCGCTGCTCAGGTCGAATCTGCCGGCGCCGGGATCGGCCGCACCTCCACCGCCTCGTCGGCCACCACCCGCATCACGCTCGTCAACCAGCTCGACGGACAGGTCCTCGCCGAGCGGATCTTCGACGTCGACCGGCGGGTGTCCATCGCAGAGGGGTACGAGCAGCCGTGAGCATCCACCTCGGACGGGCCGGCCGCGACGCCACCCTCCCGCTCAACTCGCCCACCTACTGGTCGGTCAACGGCGACGACGTCGAAGCCGCCGGCGCGCTCACCGCCGACAGCTACGGCAAGCTCGTCGTGCTCCGCTCCCAGGTCAACGGGCTCGCCGACAACCCCGACGAGCCGGTGATCGCCGTCAACTGGGCGGGCGACGCCACCGTCGACGGGTTCTACGAGGTCCTCGACGCCTCCGTCCCCATGCCCGCCCGCGGGCTCGTTGCGCTGAAGCTCGACTGGCGGGTCCGGCTCCGCCGGGTCGGCGTGTACCCCGACCTGAACTCGCTCATGGTCGGCAACGCGGTGCGCTCGAACGCCCACTCGATCGCCAAGGGGTCGACGGTGCCGTGGTGGGCGGTCCCCGACGACGCCACCATGGACTACATCCCCGCCGCGTCCGCCGTCACCAGGGCGGCGGAGACCGGCACCGTCAAGGTGTGGTACCGCACCAACGGCACCGTCCTGTACAACCGGACCAACCGGTGGGCGTGCGGAGCGTCCGACTACTACGACGGCGCCGCACGCGTCGAGGTCACCCCCGACGGGTCCACTTGGTGCGCTCTCGTCGGCCAACGCCTCCCCAACACGTCCCCGCTGGCCGGGTGGCGGATCAACAACGGGCTCGTCCGGGTGTCCTACGGCGGCGGCGACGGCCTCCTGAAGGTCGAGCACTACATCTCCGGGGCATGGTCGGTGTCGAAGACCTACAAGCTCACCGTCACCACCGCACCGACCACCATCGGGACGTTCCGCACCGTCACGGTGAAGCGCAACAGCCCCGAGGCCGTCACGGTGCGCCTCGGCCTCGACCAGGAGAACGGCGCCGTGCCCGCCGCGGTCACCGTCGACCTCACCTTGCGGCGGGGCGCCCTGTGGGTCGAGGGGGTCATGTCGCGCACCGCCGAGACCGTCACCTGGCTGGCGAACGAGATGGGCATCTACCGCAACACCGCCGAGGCGTCGACGGCGTTCACCGGCGGCATCCGGGCGACGTCGGTCGACGCCAATTCGGGCTACTACTGGATCGCCACCAGCCTGGCCAAGACCAACGACCTGACCAACGGCGGCTTCTACGTGTCGTCCGCGGTCAACGACTTCGACTTCGCCATCGGCTACGCGCTCAGCGCAGCGACGGGCCCCGACACGGTCACCAACCAGGTGTACGGCTACTTCGCCCCGCTCGACGAGACCACGGTGGTGGCACGCCGATGATCTCCACCCGGCTCATGGCCCCCGGCGAGTTCACCATCGCCCTCGACAACCCGCCCGAGTGGGTCCGCCAGATCACCCAGCGCACCTTCGCCCTCGTCCTCGTGTTCCCCGGCAAGGTCACCAACCCCGCCAAGGTCGGCATCGTGGCCCTCCTCTCCGACGCCTGGTACCACGGCATCCTCGTCGGCGACGACGACCGCACCACCCTCCACGGCTACGGGATCCCGTACCTGCTGAAGCTCGCCCGTCAACCGTCCGATCAGACCATCTCCAAGCGGCCCCTCTACGACGGCGCCTCGAACACGTCGTGGCTCCGCAACAACGTTCTCCGCGTCGGGGTGTCCGAGACCCAGGGCGTCCAGGTGGGGCCGATCACGGCTGCCGCCGCCGCGGCGACCCCGAAGAAGGCGGGGGAGATCCCCGCCGGCCAGGAGCCGCTCGAGGTGTTGGCGGACGTGGCCCGCCGGTTCGGGAAGGAATGGGACTTCCGCAACGGCTATCAGCTCGAGGTCGCCTCCCGGGCGGACTTGTTCACCACGACCCCGCAGGTGATCGCCACCCCCCGGTCGCGGGGGTCGGACCTGAACCTCGACGCTCTCGACGCCGTGGACTTCCGCCGCCGGCAGGACTTCGACGACTACGCGACGACGGTGGCGGTGCCGTTCACCCCACCGGACTACGAGTACGGGGTCGCCTACGAGGTGGGCGACACGGTGGTGGTCGCGAACGGCACCTACTACGAGTGCAACACGGCGCACACGTCGAGCGGGACGAACCAGCCGCCGGGATCGAAGTGGGACGCCCGTGACACCTACGGTTCCGCGTCGCTCGGGTCGGTCCCGTACGTGTCGCCGCTGTCGGGGTCCGCGATCGTGGCCCGCACGGTGGTGACGGCCCGCAACGCCACCACCTACGACGACGCCACCGACATCGCCACGGCGCAGGTGAACCGGCTGGGGGTGCCGTTCCAGGATATCACCCTGGACACGAAGACCTACGCCTTGAACCGGGTGGTGGGCGGGATCGGGAAGATCCGGGCGGGGGACTCGATCTACGCGTACGCGCCGGAGCTCGGCCTGACGGACACCACCGCCCAGGTGACCTATGGGGGGCGGGTGGTGCCGGCGGTGACGGTGCGGGCGCAGGGGGTGGACACGAACGTGGACTCGTCCATGTCGGTGGTCGTGTACTCGTGGGACGGGTCGACGTTCTCGCTCGACGACGTGACCCGTTGGGTGGCGTTCGAGGAGCGCGGCCAGCGGGTGCATCTGGGGCAGCCGCGGCGGCGTCGGCGGACGGTGCAGGCGCGGGCGTTGTCGTCGGCGGCGGGGGTGGTGTGAGTGCGCCGGGCGCTGGTGGTGGTGGGGGCGGTGTTGGTGTTGGGCGCGTGGGGTCCCTGCGCGCCGGTGACGAGTGGAGGACGTGAGCCGATGGCAGGACCGAGCACGAGCGGGCTGGCCGGGCTGATCGCCGGGGAGGACTGGCACTACGTCGGCGGCGTCGGAGAGCCCGCGTTCGAGAACGGCTGGGACAACGCCGGCGGCGGCGAGGTGTCCATGGCGTTCCGCATCCGAGAGGGCGGCGCCGTCGACCTCGAGGGCGTGGTCGACGGGTCGGCCGCCACCCTGACCACGATGTTCACGCTCCCCGCCGGCTACCGGCCGTCCAACAAGACCCCCGGGTCGGTCGTCTACGTCAATGACGGAACCGCGGCCCGCCTGTTCGTCGCCGCGACCGGTGCGGTCAGCATCGAAGGGCCGGTCGGGTCGTTCCCGTACGCGGACACCATCCACATCTCGGGGCAGTTCTTCCTCGTCCCGCCGGACACGGCGCCGTGAGCTACACCATCGCACCCGCGGCGCAAGCCCTCCTCGACCAGGCCACCGCCCGGTGGCCCAACCGCAGCCGCGCCAGCGACGGCACCATCGGCGACCAGGCCCACGCCTCCCGCACGTCGGACCACAACCCCGACAGCCGAGGCATCGTCCACGCCGCCGACCTCACCCACGACCCCGCCCACGGGTGCGACAACAACATCAACGCCGAGCACATCAAGAACGACCCGAGGGTCAAGTACGTCATCTGGAACCGGCGCATCTCCAACCCCGCCATCGCCGGCGGCGCCTGGCGGCCCTACACCGGCACCAACCCCCACGACCACCACATGCACGTCAGCGTCACCGACGCCGGCGAGAACGACACCTCGCCGTGGTTCACCACGGCCGACACCGGAGGATTCGGAACCATGGACGACACCGCCATCCGCCAGGAGTTCGCCAACGTCACGAGCCGCACCGGCGCCCAGCTCGACGCCGTGCGCAAGGAGCTCCACAAGCAGGAGCAGAAGCACAACGAGCGCGAGCGCGCCCGCGACCAGGCGACCGAGGCCCGACTGGCCGCCCTCGAGGCCAAGCTCGACCGGGTCCTCGCGAAGGTCGGCGGGTGATGCGCCCTTTCCACTCCCGGCGGGCGGGCAAGGTCAGCGGGTGACGTGGGCCGCACCGAGCACTGGGACCGGCAGCAGTTGACCGTCGACCAGCGGGTCGCCCAACTCGCCGACGACGTCGACGCCCACCACGCCCACGACGACGACCGGTTCGCTCAGCTCCGCCGCCGCTTCGACCGGCTCGAGGACAAGATGACCGCCGCGGTCGTCGAGCTCGAGGCGAAGATGGACGCCCGGCTGACGTCGATCTCGTCGAGGACCACCGGCGCCGTCATCGGGATCATGTCGGCGATCATCGTGTCGCTCGCCGTGGCGCTCATCACGGTCGGCCGATGAGCCCGCTCTCCACCGCCCGCCGGATCGCGACCTGGGCGGTCATCACCGCCGTGGCCACCACCGTGCTCGTCCTCGGCGGCATCTCGCTGGTCGACCACTACGTCCAGGCGCCCCGCTCCGAGCGGATCGAGCGGGCCGTCACCCAGTCCGAGGAGAACGGCCAGAACCTGGCCGACCAGGCCGAGCGGTCCTGCGACTTCTACATCGCCACCGCCGACGCCCTCGCCACCCTCGCCGACTCGCCCGACCTCACCGTCGAGCAGCTCGACGCCATCCGCCGCATGCAGCAGGTCGCCCGCACCTGCCGACAGGAGAAGACCCCATGATCCGCGACCTGCTCGAGCGCCTCTTCTGGACGTTCGTCTCTGCGTTCCTCGGCGCCCTCGCCGGCGCCGCCGTCCTCGACCTCAACGTCGACGCCCTCCAGGCCGCCGCCATGGCCGGCCTCGGCGCGGTGGCCAACGCCGTGCTGGTCATCGCCCGGTGGCGCCTGTCGGTCCTGCCGAACCCCGGCGACGGCCTGCCCGGGGTGCCCGTCGACCACTGACGGCTGCCACCGGATTGCCACCGTCGCATCCGTCGGAGGCGCCTTGCACCTTCCGCCGCGACGGAAGGTGCTCTGACATGGACTGCTGCTCCGTCGCCGATCCCGGCCTCCCTTACAAGGAGGCGGTCGCCGGTTCAACTCCGGCAGCGCCCACCACCGTTTCCCCTAGTCAGCGTCAGTTTCTAGATACTAGAAACTGGTAGCGCTGGACGGCCGCCACCGGATCTGCCACCGTCAGGGCCATGGACTGCTGCTCCGTCGCCGATCCCGGCCCGCTCCAAGCCCCCACCGACGACCGGAAGAACCCATGGTGCGCCATCTGCGGCGCCGAGTACCAGCTCACCCCGTTCGGGTGGAAGCAGGTCAAGGCGGGCGCCACCCGCATGCATCTCCGCGGCATCCTCCTCCCCGAGTGAGGGGCACCATCCGGGCCCGCGGCAAGGGGCGCTGGCAGGTCCAGGCCTACGCCGGGAGAGGCCCCGACGGACGCGAGAAACGGGTCGCCCGTACCATCCACGGCACCAAGCGCGACGCCGACACCGCCCTCCGCGCCCTCATCCGCGAAGTCGAAGCCGGCCAACACCGCGGCGACCCGCCTCCGCCGCGAGCCACGACTGGCTCTTCCCCGCCCCCTCGAACGCCGTTCGGAGGGCCTCCCCGAACGCTTCGCGCTGCTCCGCTGTCGCCATGGGGGCAGAGCCTAAGGCCAGCAGCGATCCGGGAACATGACCGGACTTGACCACGGTGATTACACGGACGTAGTTATCGCCTAGGGTTCTGCTTGACGGCCGTGAGCTATGGTCATACAATATGACCATGAGCGATGCCCACCGAGCCATCGGAGCACGCATCCGGTCCGCCCGGAAGCTCCACGGCATGACCCAGGCGGCACTCGCAGCCCGCTGCTACGTCGGCCAGTCCGCCGTCTCCCACTGGGAGGCCGGCCGCAAGATGCCCGACCTCTCCCGCCAGCTCCTCGTGGCGGATGCCCTGCACTCCCAGCGGGCGATCCTGTTCCGCGAGCTCGACCTGGCCGAGCGCGCCGCATGAGCACCGAGGCGCTCGTCCTGTCGCCCCGCGAGGCCGCCGCCCTGCTCGGCGTCGACCACACCACCGTCCGCCGGTGGGTCCGCCAGGGCGCGTGCCCGAACGCCTTCGCCCACCTGCCCGGCACCCGCATCGGGGTGCCCCGCTGGTGGGTCGACCAGATCGTCTCGGGCGCCGGCGTGGTGGCCGGCCCCGAGTCGGGGGCCGCCGGGTCCCTCACCGTCCTCGGACGGCCACACGGCGGCCCCACCAATCGAACCGCCGACGGCTCGAACCCGTCGGCGGCGTGACCCCGGACGCACCCGGGACCAGGAGACAGCATCCCATGACCACCATCGAAGAGCGAGCACCCCTCTTGTTCCTCACCCCGACGGAGCGGGACCGGCTGCGCGCCGACCTGCTCCGAGCCGAGGAACTGCAGCGCCAGACGGCCGACCTGCTGCGAGGCGCCGCCGAGATCCTCGCCGAGCCCGTCCACGTCGACCTCGGCCTGGCCGAGCAGGGGATCCCGCACCAGCAGGCGTTCCCCCCGTGCGGCACCAGCCTCCGCACCGAGCTCGTCACCGCCGACGAGCTGATCCTCGGCGACCGGGCGGTCCCCGCCGAGCGGATGGTGGTCGGCCCGGCGAAGGACGCGTTCGCTCACTTCCACCGGATCGACGGCACGTCGGCGCCGCACGGCGGCCAGGTGGTGCTCGGGTGGGACTCGGAGGACCGGGTCGTGGCGTGCGACTGGCCGTTCCTCCGCATCACCAGCGGCCGGGTGGTGGTCGAGACCGGGGACGGCCCGGAGGCCCACTACGAGTGGGAGGCCGGCCGGTGACCGCGTCGCTCCGCACCCACATCGATCTCGACGAGGTCGAGGAGACCCCGTGGGCGTGCGGGCCGTACGCCCGCCGGGCGCTCGTGGCCGCCACCCGGGCGCTGATCGCCGTAGTGGACGCCGAGGACCTGGACCGGTTCGCTCCCGACGAGCTGACGGAGCCGTGGGCCAGCGCGCTGGCCGCGTGCGAGCCGTTCCGCCCCGAGGCGGTGGCGTCGTGAGCGCGCTCGAGCAGGACCTCGACGAGTTCCTCGCCGGGCCCGAGCCCGACTTCGACACGGAGGTGGCACCGCCGGCGGACGCCGACGAGGCCGACCGCCGCCTCCGCCGCCTGGCGAAGGTGCGGGCCGAGATGGTTCAGATCGGCGAGCACGCCCAGGCGCAGATCGAGCGGATCAACGAGTGGCACGCCCGCCGGGTCGAGGTGCTGGCCAAGCGGGAGCGCTGGTTGGAGGAGGGCTTGGAGATGTGGCATCGGGCGGTGCTGGCGGATGACCCGTCGCGGAAAACGATCAGCCTGCCGTGCGGGACGTTGAAGTCTCGGGTGCAGCAGCCGGTGTGGGAGTTCGACGACGAGGCGTTCATCGCATGGGCCCGGGAGCACGCGCCGGAGTTGGTGCGGGTGCCGGAGCCGAAGCCCCATGTGGACAAGGCCGCGGCGAAGAAGACGCTCCGTTTCGAGGAGCAGCCCGGCTTCGACCCGACGGTGTTCACGGCTGAGGGCGAGGTGGTGCCGGGCGTGACCGTCCAGATCCGCCCGCCCTCCTTCGCGATCGTCACGGAGGTGGACGGCTGATGAGCCTCACCTACCGCACCGTCGTCGCCTGCGATGCCCTCGGCTGCACCAAGGAACGCATCATCGAGCACGAGCTCCGGACGACCAGCATGCTCTCCCGTTCTGTGGCCCTCCGGTCCGCTGTCGATGACGGATGGCAGGTCAACGGCGCCGAGAACTTCTGCGAGTTCCACCGGACCGACGCCCTCATCAACGTCGTCACCGAGCAGGAGGTGAACGGCTGATGGCCCGCCGTCCTGTCGACACCGGCTGGCGTACCGCCCTCGGTCCCGGCGACCTCACCAACAGCAGCGACCCCCGCAACGAGACCCCCGGCCGCTGCGAGGAGTGCGAGGGCAACCACCCCACGTCTCGCTGCCCGGCCGTCGCCCGCCACCTCGCGGCCAAGCGCCGCCGCAACCGCAAGGAGAACGCCGCATGACCCCCCAACTCGACCTCGACCACCTCACCCTCGGCAAGGGCGCCCACGACCCCGGCGGCAAGCAGATGTGCGTCATGGAGGCCGCCGCCTACATGGCCGGCGAGCCGTGGTCGGATCACCCCGACTGCGTGTCGCCGGTGATCGCCGCGTTCCTCCGCACCTGGAACGACTGCCTCCCCGACGACCAGCGCCGCCAGCTCGTCCGCTACCTCGCCCCGGTTGCCGACGGTGGGGTGCTCGGCACGGGCCCCGCCCGCCCGCCCATCGAACAGCGCCGGGTATGGATGTCCACGGACTGGGTCGTCCGGGTCCACACCCCCGCATGGCTCCGCCTCGCCGGGCTCGACACCCAGGCCGCCACCCTCGAGCAGCTCCCCGAGATCGTCTCGACCGAGACCGTCACGTCGATCAAGCCCGCCCTCGACGCTGTCCGCAAGGACGCGGCCGCCGCCGGGGACGCCGCCGGGGACGCCGCCTGGGCCGCCGCCGGGGCCGCCGCCTGGGCCGCCGCCAGGGACGCCGCCGGGGACGCCGCCGGGGCCGCCGCCTGGGCCGCCGCCGAGGACGCCGCCTGGGCCGCCGCCTGGGACGCCGCCGGGGACGCCGCCTGGGCCGC